TATTACGACCATTGCGAAAGACATAATATAAGAAATCACTACATAGACGGTGAAACTGAGTTTATAAAAGAAAAATTCAGAGAAGCGAAAGAAAGGAAGTAATAATATGAAGTTTAGTAAGAATACATATGATTTTTTAAAGTGGGTAGCACAGTTTTTACTACCTGCTGCAGGCACACTTTACTTTGCACTTGCAAACATTTGGAACTTGCCACACGGTGAGCAGGTTGTGGGCACAATTACTGCAGTAGATGCGTTCTTGGGCGTGCTATTGGGCATAAGTTCAAATGCGTATTACAAGGAATTGAAAAATTTATAATTGAAGTTTGAGGGCTGCAAAGCCCTCTTTTTAATTTGGAATAGGTGGAGAAATGACACTTTTAGAGATTTTCGGAGTAAAAGAAAGCTACCTGCTGCCGACTGCGATAATGAATAAAATCCATAATGGCGATATCACCAATATGGTCAAGAAGATGCGCGAAAATGGCATCACAGACTTAAGAGACTATTATCAATCCGAACAGGGCGACAGAAAAAGCCTAAAGCAAGACTTTACACCCGACTGTATATGTGAGATTGTGGCCAGTCTTACAAAAGAAGGCACTTGCTTAGATATGTGCGCAGGTACGGGAGCACTTGCAAAGGCTGTGGCGAAAAAGCGCGGCACTAAGATACATGAGATTGAATTTAGTCAAAGAACTATAGCTTTTAATTTGCTTGATGGGATTTTAAACGGACTTGAAGGCATAGTAGAAGAGGGCGACTGTTTAAGGGATACAGTAAAAAGCAGATATCTTCTTGAAAAAAACAATGATGAAATAAGTGTAAAAGTTGATGACGTGCAAGAGGTCGGCAAGTACGATAACGTCGTTATGAATCCGCCCTATTCCATGGACTTTCCTGACTCAAGGGATTACAGCTTTTATGGCTTTGAGGTTCCAAAAAGCAAAGCGGATTATGGCTTTATTCTAAATGGCCTAAGTCATTTAAAAGATGATGGCCGACTTATTGCGATAGTACCGCATGGCCTTCTTTTCAGAGGACAAAAAGAGGGTGATATTAGAAAGTGGTTGATAGAGCAAAAAATTATAAAAGCAATTATAGGATTGCCCGAAAAACTTTTTTTAAATACCGCTATTCCTGTATTTGTTTTAGTGCTTGAAAGAAATTCAGAAAACATCTTAGTAGTAGATGCTTCAAAAGATTTTAGCAAATCGGGAAAGAATAACATCATGGAGCAGGCGCACATAGATAAGGTTTTGAAAGTTTTTTTTGATGGCAAAGAAGTAAAGAAGTTTGCGCATGTGGCAAGCTACGAAGAAATAAAAGATAATGATTTCAACTTAAATATTCCGCGTTATGTAGATACATATGAGCCTGAACCGCTGCCGGACATGAAAACGCTTCTAAAAGAATTAGAAGAAATAAGACAAGAGGAGCGAAAGACCATGAGCGACCTGTACGAAATGTTGGGCGACCTTGTCGGGCCTGTAGAAGATATGGCCATAATTGATACGCATAGGCAAATATTGCTTGAGGACATGAATAATGAATCTTAAAAAGAATAAAGTAATAAATATTACAGAGGTTTGCGACTTTGAAAGAGCCGTAGACAAAAAGAAATATCCTGCAGGAAGTTGTTATATAAAGCTTTCCGCCGTGGATGAATTTGTCGGTCAGATAAGAGAAGAAGGCGAAATTGATAACAGATATTGCGTCTTTATACCCAAAGACGGCATAAATACAGATTATCTTTTTATAGCGATAAGCAGAAGCTTTCCGAAATTTTTATGCAAATATCGTACAACTATAAATTTACAGATAGATGTAGTGAGTAAATTTGAGTTGGATTGGCATGAAGAAAAAGAGGCGCAAAGCTACATAGTAAAAGCTATGAAGCAAATTCAAAGAGAGATAGAGCTTACAGAAGCGCAAATTGAACATGAAAAAAATCAAAAGAAATATTACTTAAATAATATGTTTCCAGAATGGAGGCGATAATAATTGCAAATACAGAAAAAAAGGAGGGAGACGCATGTCTAAATCAAAGACTTATGAGGAATTTGTAGAAAAATTTAAGCCGAAAAAGACCACAGATGACTGCTATACTCCACCTGCGATATACGAGGCAGTAAAAGATTGGGCAGTAAAGGAATACGACCTTGAGGGCAAAGAGATAGTAAGACCTTTTTATCCGGGTGGAGATTTTGAAAATTACGACTATCCTACAGATTGTGTGGTGATAGACAATCCGCCGTTTTCGATATTAACAAAAATTGTTAATTGGTACATAGAAAAAGGCATCAAATTCTTTTTATTTGCACCGCAATTAACACTTTTCTCTAGTCATTCAGGCTCTTATATAGTGACAAATTCGGCTGTGATATATGAAAATGGAGCGAATGTAAATACCTCGTTTATTACTAATATGGATAGATGGAAGATAAGAAGCGCCGAAGAGCTAAGGCTTGCAATTATAAAAGCGCAACAGGTTGAAGAAAAACCAAGTTTGCCAAAATACGAATATCCGCATCATGTAATTACTTCTGCAAGGCTTGCGAAATTAGTCAATAGAGGCCTTGAATTTTTCTTTAAGGATAAAGATGTATCTTTCGCAAGGGTGCTTGATAGTCAACGACCACTCAAGAAATCACTTTTCGGTGCAGGCTTTTTAATATCAGAGCAAAAGGCACTTGAGCAAAAGGCACTTGAGCAAAAGGCGCTTGAGCAAAAGGCGAGGGAGCAGGAACAAAGAATTTTTTGGGAGCTTAGCGATAGAGAAAAAGAGATTATAAAAAATTTAGGATAGGAGGATGATATGATTAAAATAGGACAGGCAAGCAGAGATGAAAGAATGCGATATAGTGGCGGAATTGCAGGCGATCAGGACGGCAAAGAAGTCGCAATTAGGGAGTGGTATAACCGCCCTTGGAACAAAGTTTTAAGATGCAAAGACTCAAAAAAGGCGGAAAAGATAGCGCGAGCTATGGAAAAAGCTTGCAGGAATGACTGTATCGGATACGACCAAAATCAAAGAGCAACCTTATATAGTCTTTGCAGGGCCAACGGGTGGAAGATTGAAGATATAAAGACACCGTGCGAAACTGACTGCAGTGCCCTTGTATCTGTATGCGTTAACGCGGCAGGTATAAAGGTATCGGGAGACATCTACACGGGCAATGAGGCTAATGCGTTGCTCAGAACAGGAGAATTTGAACTCTTAACAGCTCCTAAGTACTTGCTATCTGATGAGTACTTAAAGCGTGGAGACATACTTTTATACGAGTTTCACCACACAGCCATAGCTCTGCAGGATGGCAGAAAGGCAGAGAAGAGCGGACCTGCACAGGTAGAGTATCCTCTTGGGTGGAATAAGTCCAAGAGTGGCCAGTGGTGGTATGCGGACACACCACACAGCTATATAGCAGGCAGATGGGAATTTATCGACGGAAGATGGTATGTATTTGACATGAAAGGCTTCATGATAACAGCGTGGTTTAAGCAGGGTAGCGACTGGTACTATTTGAACCCTGCAGACGGTGCAATGTTGTCGGGGCAGTGGCTAAAGCTTGACGGAGCTGACTACTATCTAACTAAGTCGGGAGTGATGGCCAAGAATGTGTATATATTGACGGATGGTATATATTACAAGGTAGACGAGAATGGCAAGCTTGTAGAAGAGTATAAGAGTGTGCCTGCAGATGTTGAGAGCGTGGGCATAGCAGAGTAGAAGAAAAGGCAAGAGGTTTAATCCCCTTGCCTTTTTTTATTTGTTCAAAAGTTTTTTCGTGTGATATATCGTGTGATACATCTCAGAAATATATCAGAAAAACAAGAAAAATATTTCTTTTTAAAGATAAAAAATAACGCTAAGAATGGCTTAATTCCTAGCGTTATCGGTGCAAGTAGCTTAAATGCATACTTATGAAAAAGTGGAGATGACGGGAGTTGAACCCGTGTCCAAAGAACAATTCCCTGTTCTTCTACTATTATAGTTGCTTGTCAAAATTCCCCTTTAAAACAGTCAAACAACAAACTGTAGGAA